CTTGACTGAAGCTCAAGTGATTGCATGGGTCAAAGACAAACTAGGTGAGGCAACTGTAGAGGCTTCATTGGCTGCACAGATTGAAGCACAGCGTAACCCTGTTCAAGCCTCTGGTTTGCCTTGGTAAGAGTAACCAATGTCAGAGATGATATCAACCACAGAGGCCAAGCTGCAAACGCACGAAGCCGTCTGTGCTCAACGCTACGAAACAATTAATCATGGTCTTGAAAAAGGCGATAAACGCATGACCAAGATTGAGTATTTGCTATATGCAGTTATGGCTGCAGTTCTTCTTGGTCCGGGTGCTGCAGCTGAATTTTTTAAAAAGCTAATAGGTATGTAAATGCCATTAGCCATTCTTGCTGCTGCTAATGCAGCTGTATCAGCTATTCAGCAAGGATGTGAACTTTATAAAGAATACAAAGGTACTGTTACAAAAGCAAAGAAGACCCTTAATGAAGTAAAAGGGATTGCTAAAGAAGTTACTGGAGTATGGGCATTTTTAAAGTCTAAATTCTTTCCTGATAAAAATAAACCTGTAGATTTAATTATTAACGAGCCAGTAAAGAAGGTTAAAAAGAGAGTTGAAGTTGAAGAGATAGATGAGCTAAGTATCACTATTGATTTAATTAATCAACTCAAAATCTTCTTTACTTGTTTATCACAACTTAAAGAAAAATTAGCGGAATCTCAAGCTAAGTCTCTTGAAGCAATAAACGATGGTCAACTTTTAGGATCAGCTGTAGATATAGAATACGCTATGGTTGAAATTCAAAAGTTACAAAAACAAATTAGAGAAACAATGGTGTATTCTAGCCCTAAGGAATTAGGTGATTTATACACAAGGGTAGTAGAACGAGTAGGTGTTATTCAAGAACAACAAGAGTTGGAAAGAATAAAAAAACAAAGAGAGGTGGTCCAAAAGAAATGGCGCAAGGAACAACTAGAAAACCAATTAAAACTGGAGCTGGTATCTCTACTCGTAACACTAGTTCTAATAGCATGGATATGGGGCCTATGGATAACTCTAATCATTCGTCAATAACTTCGTTAGCAGGTGCTGTGTTAGTTGTGTTATGTATCTTTATTACCACACCTATACTATTAGGTATGTACTTAGATATACATGAGACTAAATACAAAGTAGAAAAGAAAATAAAAGAACTTGATTTAAAAATCGAAAAGTTTAATAAGGAAAAACAACATGGACGAACTAATGAAAAAGAAGTGGACTTATCTAATGGGTCTGACTTACATGGCAATTAACATTGCTGACTTTATTGCATTTCCAATTATGTACACTATTGTACAGTTCTGGGAAATTCAAGCCTCTAATGATGCATTTAGACAATGGATACCTTTAACACTAACTAATGGTGGTTTTGTTCATATTGCTTTTGCTGCAATTCTTGGTATTTCTGCTTTAAATAAAACTGAGAAAAAGGAAGAGGATGCTAAGCCTGTTTAACCCTACCGTTATATTAGGTTTAATTATTGCATTAATTGGCTCCTTTGGTTGGGGCCACCATCAAGCGTATTTAGAACAACAAGTTGAGATTGGTCGTTTAAATACGGTCATGGCTGAAGAAGCCAACAAATCAGCTGCAATATTCCAAAAGGAAAAACAAAATGCACAAATTAAAATTAATCAGCTCCGTGCTGATGTTAACTCTGGCGCTATCCGCTTGTCAATCCCCGTCAATTCCTCTTGTAGTACCCCCCTTGGAACTACAGAAACGAGAGCCGAACTTGACAACCAGACTAGTCAAGATCTTATCTCCATTGCCGAAGATGGAGACAATGCAATTAGAGACCTCAACTACTGTATTGACAGATACAACCAAATAAAGGACACTAAGTGAATTTATCAGAACATTTTACGTTAGATGAAGCAACCCATTCTGACACAGCTATTCGTATGGGTATCCCTAATCAACCTTCTACCCTACAATTAGAAAACATGAAGTTTGCTGCTCAGAATCTTGAACGTTTACGAGCAGTGACAGGTCCATTAAACATTAATTCTTGGCTAAGATTGCCTGATGTTAACGTTGCAGTAGGTGGATCTAAGGTGTCAAGCCACATGGATGGCTGGGCTATTGATGTGTCTTCATCTAAGCTAACCCCTATTCAGCTATGCCATGAAGTTGAAAAAGCTAACATTAAGTTTGATCAGATGATCCATGAGTTTGGTCGTTGGATGCATCTTAGTTTTGCACCTGAAATGCGTCAACAAAAGTTAACTATCTTCCGTCCTGAAAACAAATACAAAGCTGGCATCTTAACTGAAGCCGAATACCACGCCGCTTAATCGGTACCTAATAGGAAACAATCTTGAAAAGAAATCAACGTAAGCAAACAGACAGTTTAGCAAAAGCACCACGTTCTTTGCACATTCAACCTAAAACACCTAACCAACAAATATTGTTAGATGCTATTGAAGATTTTGAAATAACAGTTGCTCTTGGCCCAGCAGGTACTGGCAAAACATTTTGCAGTACTAGTAAGGTAGCGCAATTGTTTTTAAAGGGTGGTTACGATTATATTATTCTTAGTCGAGCTAACGTGCCTACAGGAAAAAGCCTTGGTGCATTTCCAGGTACTGTTGAAGAAAAACTTAGTCCTTGGCTAATGCCAATCACTTCAGTATTAGAAAAACAACTAGGAATTACTAAATATGAATATTTAATTTCTAAACGAGTTATCCAAATGCAACCGTTAGAAACAATTAGAGGCAGATCTTTTGAAAATTCTTTAGTAATTGTAGATGAAAGTCAGAACTTAACCTTTGAAGAGATTAAAGCAATTACTACTCGCTTAGGTGAAAATAGCAAAATGATTCTGTCAGGTGATTCATCTCAGTCAGATGTGTCTGATGGTAATGGTATTATTAAATTTGTAAACATGTGTGAAAGAAATGATATCCAAATTCCTATTGTAGAATTTACTACGGATGATGTTGTTCGTTCAGATATTGTTGGTGCATTAGTTAAAATGTTTGTTAAAGAAAGAGTTTAAAATATGAGTCTAATAGGCAACTCATGTGTTGTTTATTGGATTCAATTCGAAAGGATAGAGCAATGGCAACACCAGTAGAACAATTAGGTAGAGGCGGTTTAAATACTGACCTTCCACCTATGGTTGTACCTCCGAATACGTTTACGGATTTATTAAACGTGCGATTTGATGATGAAAGCGTACAAACTACTACTGGTGAAACCACTTATAAAGTAGTAAGTATTACTCCTGACTATGGTATTCATTGGAGACGCCCTGATCAAGGATATAATATCTTTGCTAAGAATGGTAATATTGTTAGAGTAGATTCCGCGGGTAATACCTCATCAATGTTTTCTAGTGCTGATTCAGTATATACTAACAGTGATTGGCAAGGGACTTTATTTAATGGAGGATACGCAATTGTAGTTAATAACGGTACTTCTACCCCTATATATTGTTTATATGGAAGCGTTACAGCTGGTTCTTCTTTCCAACCTTTACCAGGGTGGAACTATATCTCAGGACTTACAGTCACAGCAAAAGTAGTTAGGTCTCTTAACTATTCTTTAGTAGCAGCTAATTTAACTTTAGTGCAAGGTGGTACAACTACTTATGCACCTTCTACTATTAGAGTATCTGTGCAAGCAGCTACAGGTAATATCCCAACTGTGTGGCAACCTGGATTAACAACAGATACAGCTGATGAATTTGAATTAAATTCTACTTCACCTATCCTAGATATGGCTGAATTAAGAGGTAATATGTTTGTATATTCTTCTGATTCAATTAGTATTTTATCTATTGGAGCTGTAAGTCGAGTATCTCCTTATAGTAAATCATATGGTATTTTAAATACCGATTGTGTTATTGAAGTTGATGGTAAACACTTTGTAGTTGATCGTAACGATATTTATGCACATAACGGTTCTGGTGCTATTGAATCATTAGCTGATTTTAGAATTAAAAAATATTTCTTTAGTAATCTTAATAAGAATGCTATTAATAAAGTACATTTAATTAAGAATTCTTTTTATAAAGAAATCTGGATTAACTATCCTAAAGGTTCTTCTACTGTTTGTAATGAAGCCTTAGTATATAATTATAAAAATAATACATGGTCTAAAAGAACATTAGCTTCAGTAACTTATTCTTTTACTGGCCCTTCAAATATTTCTAACGCATTTCAGTATGGTAATGAAGTAATTTATATGACGACTAATTCGACACAAACATTAGTTACTGATAGTAATTATTTAATGTGGAATGGTTCTTCATTGGTTACATATACTTCTTATGTTGAGAAAAAGAAACTTAATACTGGTGATGTCACTGGTAGTTCTTTTATTAATTCTATATATCCTATCTTTGACAATGTACCTAATGATGCATCTATTACTATTCGAGTAATAGGCCAAAACAATTATGTAGAAGATGTTAATTTAGCAGTAGATGATCCTGACTTAAAAGATACATTTACTTTCTTACCTAATAATCAAAGATCACAAGGTTATAAGGTAGACCCACGAATTAATGGTCGTATTATTAATTACAGAATTTCTTCAACAGGCCCTTGGCGTATGCCTATGATGGTGCTTGATGCTAAAGCTGCAGACAGGAGATAACTTATGATGAACCCACCCTTAACAGGTATTTCAGAATTAGACGCTTACCTATATGATCTTCATGTAAACGGATTTGATAATACTGCTTCAGGTTATTCAGCGAATACTGCTACTGGAGAAATTACAGATTCAGAGGGTAATGTAGTAGGGTACCTATATGAGTTCATTCATATCAAATATGCGGACGATACCGTTGGCACTAATATGTCTGATACCCCTACAAACAAGCTGTATTATGGTATTCATAATAGTTCTTCTTTTACTGAGTCAACTAACCCTGCAGACTACACTTGGTACTTTGTTAACTTTGGTTTTGGAACAACTCGATTTTTGTATTACCAAAACATAGGTGGTAGGTTAATTAAGTTTGATGTTAACACTGACCCTATTGACTATAAGTGGTTACCTGCCCCAACTACAGCTATTAGCCTTGACCTTCTTATTGCTCCAAGAACTATTTCTTCTTCCGAATTAATGGATGCTGCTGTTACTGAACTTAAGATTGCAGCTAACGCAGTCACAGCTACAAAGCTTAACGTTGCAGCTTTAGACCAGTCTACAGGAGCACTTGTTCCTAATGCAGTGTCAGCAGGTACTATTGCTTCTAATGCAGTAACTGAACTTAAAATTGCTGCTGGTGCTATTACAGCTGCCAAAACAAATATTGCTGCTTTAAATAGCACTACAGGCGATTTAAATTCTGATGTTGTCGGTAGCCTACAAATTGCTGCTAATGCCGTTACAGCCGCCAAGACTAGTATTGCTGCTATTAGCAACACAACAGGTAATTTAGTTGATAACTCTGTTGGAAATACACAAATCTCTAATGATGCAGTAACTTCTGAAAAGATTATTGCCAACGCAATTGTTGCAGGTAAGATTGCTGCAGATGCTGTTACTGCAGATACTATTGCTTCTAACGCTATTACCTCAGAAAAAATCTTTGCTGGTTCTATTACTACAGATAAAATAGGTGCTAACGCTATTACTGCAAACAAGATTGCTGCTAGTACTATTACTGGTGATAAGATAGCTGCAACAACTATTACTGGTGACAATATTGCAGCACTAACAATTGGTGCTGGTCAGATTGCAGCTAGTGCTATTACTGCAGTTAAGATTGAGGCTGGCGCAATTACTGCAGATAAGATTCTTGCTGATGCGGTTACTGCAGATAAGATTCTTGCGGGATCTGTAACAACGCTTAAGCTAGACACAAGCGCTGTTACTGCAGATAAAATTGCAGCTAATACTATTACTGCAGATAAAATATCTTCTTCTACTGTGTTAACTCAAGCTTTAAGAGTTGGTACTGCTGGCTCACTCCCTGCAATTAGCGGAACTACTATGACTGGTACTGGTGCGTATTTATACGCAGATGGTAGAATGGTAGTTGGCAACTCAACTAAAAATATGGTGTTTGATAGCACTGGTTTATATATTAATGGGATTAGCACTGCTACTATTGGCGGATATAGTGTTGGAAACCCAATGCCAAGCTCTCCGGGGAGTCTTTACCCAAATGGGTATTTAGATAGTTTTGTAATAACAAAAGCAGGATATGTACAAATAACTGTTATTGGGGAGATATTCTTTGCGTCTAACACAACAGCATACCCTAATGTATACGCACCAATTACTGTATCTTTAAGGACTATAACTGGAGGAACTCTTCCCGGGGATGCTACAGGCGTAGTTGATACTTTTCGTTATCGGGTAGTTGCACCAATTGTTAAACCAGACTTTGGGGCTGCAACTAATAGGCTGCAAATTCCGTTAGTCTGGAATCGAGTCGCCAATCTACCAATTGGTACTTATGCAGTATTTGTATGTGGAGAAGCCTTTTTTAATGACGTGGATGGTAACCTTGGTTATACAGTTCCTGTAGTTGATCGACAATTCAATGGTAGAATGAATATATTTCAAGCAATGATTTAAAGGATTAAATGAAAATAACATTACTATCACCTGCAGACGCTCTTACTTGGTGGCCTACTCTTTCTGAGTATTTAAAAAAAGCAATGGATACAGGTCAAGGTGAGTCTAATTTAACTGACTACATGAAGAAGATTCTTAATGAACAAGCTCATTGTTGGGCTATTATTAACGATAACAAAATTGTTGGTGTAGGCTTAACTGAAATTCTACAGTATTCACAACATAAGACTCTTCACATCATTGCCTACTCAGGTGATAGTTTTGAGGAGCAAGCAAACACGTTCCCACATATTGAAGAGTTCGCTCGTAAGTTTGGTTGTTCTGCTATTGAACAATGGGGAAGGCCCGGATGGGCAAAGGTACTACCACAGTATGTACCTGGATTTAAACAAGCATACGTTGTTATGAGGAAAGAAATATGAAATTAATTAAAAAACGTGCGGGTGGTGGTGGTAGTACAACCAAGGTAGAGTCTATCCCCGAATGGATGAGACCTTCTATCGAGAAAGTTACTGGTCAAGCAGAAACCCAGTTTGAGTCAGGTAACTTAAGCCGAGTAGCTGGCCCTTCTAACTTACAAACTCAAGCCTTTGGCGGTGCTGCTTCAGCGGTAGGCACTGCAGGTGCTCGTGGTTTAGATACCCTACAAGCTCAACAAGAAAGACTTACTAGTATGGCTGATGCGCCTAGTGCTGACGTATTAGCTGCTCAGAAGCAAGGTATTATTCTTGATGCCCAAAAGAAAGTAGCGGGTATGGATACTCAGTTTGGTCAAACGGGAACATTAGGTTCTGCTCGACAAGCTGTTATGCAAGGTGCTCAAAATGCAGCTACCACAGGTGAGTTAGCTAAAGTAGATGCTGACTACGAAAATAAAATGTTCCAGAACAGACTAGAAGCTGAGAAAGTTTTAGGTGGTTCTGTAGGTTCTTCTGGTTCTATGGCTACTGGTACTGCTAAAACATTAGCTGAGTTAGGTTCTCAAGAACGTGGCATTGATCAAGCTCAAGCTGATGCTGGTTGGCAAGGTCTACAACGTTATGCTTCTACTGTGTTTGGTAATCCAGCAAGACAATCTGCTGTATCAGGAGGTAAATAATCATGGCTGGAATTAATGTTAGTGGGTTGAGCGCTGCAAATGGTTATGCTGCTCCCCAAACACCTTCTCCTTTAATGGCTCCTACAAACGTTGTAGCACCTCAAGGACAATCTTATCAAGACATGATGGCTAAACCAATGCCTGTAACACCACCTGTTACTGAATCAAAAGGTATGGGAGGTAAATAATGGCTTATCAAGACCCTTGGGCTTGGGCTGAAGAAGAACCTCGTGTTCCTTCTATTCCACAAACAAACAATACCCTGCAAGTACCTCAAACTAATGCTCAACAACCACAGATCTCTCAAGCACCTCCCGGTGTAGGTGATATGGCTCAACAAATCCTTGTTAATAGGGCAGCTAATGAGGGGATTAATGCTGGTGTTAAAGCTATGACTCCTACTGCACCGTTAGCAGGGGGTGCTACTACAGCCACTACTGCTGCAACTGCCGCTGAGGTAGGTGGCGCTGCTGCTGCCGCTACTGAGGGTGCTGCATTAGCATCTACTGCTGCAACTGCCGCGGGTACTGGTGCTGCAGCTGCTGAAGCAGGAACACTAGCTGCAATGGGTCCAGTAGGCTGGGGCGTAGGTGCTTTATTACTTGCTAAACAAATGAAATGGATTTAATATGGGACCACTATCCGGTAAACAACAAAGAGAATGGCTTAAGCATCAAGCAAAAGAAGCTCGTGAATCCGCTAAGATGGAATCAGAAGAAAGCCGTAAAAACAAACTACATGAAATTAAGCTTCAAGAAGCTGCTGCTAAAGCTAACCAAGGTATTGGTCATAAAGAAGAAGTTCATGGTTTAAAGATGAAAGAAATGGGTGGTCCTCTAGGTGCTTCTAAGCGTGTTAACCGCCAGAAGTTAGGACTACCTTCAATGAACCCACTAGCAGGTACTGAAGTACTTGGCAGAGGTCAACGTATGCTTCCTAAAGGTACTGATACCGTTCCTGCTATGCTTACTCCCGGTGAGGCTGTTATTCCTCGTGCTGCTGCTCAAGATCCTAAGAACAAACCAATGATTAAACAGATGGTTCAAGAAGGTCGTGCTAAACAGTATGCTATGGGCACTCCTAGTGTTCCTGATTATTATGCTATTGGTTCTGAATCAATTCCTAATGTAACGTCTAACTACTACCACACAGATAGCGCTGCTACTATGTCTAATGGTACTACTAATGTGCAGTACTTACAAGTAGGTGATGAAGAAGTTGAACCACTACAAATTAATACTAATTTTACAGGCGAACTCCCTGTAGGCTATACACCTGTAGATGTACCTGCAATGACTTCACAAAGTGTTCAAGTTGCAGGGCCTATGCCTGAGGTAGACATTATGGGTAATGTAATTGGTGAGATTCCAGAAGCAATGCCCGTTAAAAAGAGTCAACCTAAACCTGTATCTATTAAGGAAGTATCTGCAGTGCCTCCAACACCTGCAGCTCAACAACCTGTTGTATTCTCTAAGCCTACTGGTGAAGACGCTTGGGTAGTTTCTCAAGAAAGTGGTGGTGATGTTAACGCTAAAAACCCAAATAGTTCTGCTCGTGGTTTGTACCAAATGACAGATAACGCTTGGAAAGATGCTGTGTTACTTAACCCTGCATTAAAGTCTATTGATAGAACTACAGCTCAAGGTCAACAAGCGGGTCGTGATGCTTACAAAGAAGTGTTATCTAAACAATTAACTTCTAAAGGTATTGTACCTACAGAAGAAGCTATTCGTAAAGCATGGGTAGTAGGTGCTGGTGGTTATGCTAATATCTTTAATGGAGATCCTAATGCACCGTTAGCTTTAAGTTCTGAAGCTATTAGAATTAACCCTAACTTACAAGGTAAAACTAATGCAGAGTTTATTGCGGATGCTAATCCATATTCCCGCAAAGGAGCTATCCCTCAGCCGCGCTTAGACCCTAAACCTGCTGACCCTGAACAAGTACGCTTAGCTGCTGCATATAAAGAGTTTAAAAAGGGAGGCCCATTACCTGAAGGTTCACCTGTAGTAATTGCTGATCGTGATGCTCGTATTGCTGAGTACGCTAAGGATTTATCTAAAGATGAAGAGTTTAACAATAAAATTGATTCTATTATTGCATCTAAGACTGCTCCTGAAGAAAAGAAGACCTTATTAACTCGTATTTTTGAGAATGTATATGGTCCAACAGGTATCTTTAATGAACGAGACTTAACTCGGTTTGCTTTAGAAGCTTCTGCTAGTAAGCTGTTAGGCTACAACACTAATCAAGCACTAAGGTTTGCTGGTCGTGATACATTAGCTCAAGCCGATGCTCGTTATGCCCGTCAACAAGGCTTTGAACAACAGATGAAAGTACAAGATCGTTCAGATGAGCGTCAAAAAGAAACTATTCTTGCTCAAGATAGACGTGCTCTTACTACAAAACTTATTGATGAGGGATACAGTCCTGACGCTATTAAGAAATACTTTGAAACTAATAAGGCTGCTGATTTAGGTTCTCCACGACAAACACTAATCCGTAGTGGTGAATCTCGTACTATGATGTCTACTGACCCTGCTATGTATAACAGACCTATTGTTGTTCATACCGTTGAAGAGAAGACAGGTAAAAATAAAGGTTCTAAATATGAAGTAGCTGTAGTTGATGGTAAAGAAGTTCGCTTAGATGCTTTACAAAAACAAGGCTTATCATTAGTTCCATTTAGTGAAACTACTCATGGGGTAACTGGTAAAACAGAACGTCAATCTAAAAACGTTGAAGCTGCTTCTAAAGTTGCTGAGAGTATTCTTGAAGCTGAATTAGGTGCTAGCAACGTAAAAGGTAAAGCAAACCCTAATAGACAGGGTATGCCTACTGCTCCTGAGATTGCTACTCAAGCAGGTAGTTACTTCTCTAATATTGGTTTTAACTTAGAAGATGGAAAACAAATGCAGGAAGCTCGTTTGTTAATGAGTAATGCTGCTAGGGATATGCTTGCTGATAAGAATTCTGGTGCTAAACCTAACAGCATTGAGCCTTATTTAGCTCGTAATGTTATTACACAGCGCATAGGTATTGATCCAAGTGCTTTGATGTTAACTAAAGATAAACCTATGAATCCTGAAAAGATTGAAGGTTTAAATCAAATGGCTCGCCGTTTATCAGCTGCAAGTAATAATGGTAAACCAAACGAAGCACAAGCTGTAAGTGAAATCCAAAGGTTACATCAAGTATGGGCTAACCCAAAGAGCGCTAAACTACGAGAAAGATTTGGTGGTACATCTACTGAAACTGCTTTCTATCAATTTGCTACTGAGACTCTTCGAAAGAGTCTTGAGAAATAAACATAAGAGGTGATATGGATAAATTAGAACAGACACTAATGGAGTTAGGAATCAATTCAAAAGATATCCCTAAAGCCTCTAACTTTAAGATTGAAGCTGGTACTTTAAAGGATGCTGACACTATGCAGCTTGATACAGGCACTACATTAAGAGTGCCGGGTATTAACGCTCGCGAGTCAGGCAAACTAAAGGAAGATGGCTTTGTACCCCCTCAGTTGGGAGCCGACACACAAACAGGCTTAGTGAGAGATATTATTAACCAAGAAGGGTTTACTAATCCGGTTCTTGGCACAGACAAAGACGTTTATAATCGTAACCTTGGTGAATTAACTGATGCTAACGGTCGTAGATTATCTAACCGATTACTAGAGTCTGGCTATGTTGATCCTTCAACATCGGTTACTAGTGATCAACTTAATTCAATGTACCTTGGGAGATTAGATCGTGCGAAGCGACAAGCCGAAGGTACTCAAACTATTGCTGATAAGTTACTCACAGACTTGAACGTTGAACGTAATCAAGGTGGTGTAATGGCTAAACGGTTTACTACTACTGCTAAAGAGTTTGGTGCAGCTGTAGGTGAAGGTACGTCAAGTGACTATTTTGCTGGTCCTGCTATTATCAGACCCGGCGAAGATCGCTATGGTAAAGCAACTAGCAACTGGGATACAGGCTTAGATATTGGTATGGCTAATACTAAGCAAGGTTTCTTTGGTGCTATTGATATGCTTGGTACTAAAACAGGTATAAGCTATTTAGAAGAATTAGGTAAGAGAAATATAAAACAACAAGAGTCTATCCTAAGAGACCTCCCTTACTTAAAGAGTCCTGAAGCATTTGATGATAAAGGTAACTGGAAGTTAGATTCATTCAGCAAAGTAATTGACTACTCAGTAGGTACTGCTGCTGCTTCTGCTCCCCAAATGGTTACGTCTATTGTAGCAACTATGGCTTCACCTATGACAGGTGGTGCCTCGATGTCTGTCCCTGTAGCTACCTACACAGGACAGGTATGGAACGCTCAGAAAGAAAAGAATGCTACAGCAGCTATTATGTCAGGTGTTACTCAAGCTGCGCTCGATAAGTTAGGTTTGAGTGGTATTGCTTCAGGTGCTGCATTAAAAATTACTGACAAAGCTACTCAAGCTATGGTAGTTAAAGAACTAATGGGTCGAGGTGTTACGGCTGAAGCTGCTGAAAAGATGATCATTAGGTCAACTCAAGAAGCAATTAAGGATGTATCAGACGCTATGCGTTCTGTTGCTATGAAACAAAACTTAGGACCAGCTGCTATTGCTGGTGCTATAGCTAAGGGTTCTGCTTCGGAAGGTATCACGGAAGGTCTACAAGAAATTGCTGGATACTTAGGTGAAACAGTAGCTATCCCTGAGTCAAAGGAAGATTGGAATAAACTACAAAATCGTACAATGAATGCCATGGCTGGTGGCGCTATCTTAGGTGGTGGTCTGTCAGGTGCTGGTCGTACGGTAGCTACCTTAGCTAATTCAAGTTCACCTACTCGTGAGGGTACTGATTTACAATTCCGTGAACAATACAAAGAAAGATTTGGTACTACTAATATCCCTACTGTATCAGAAGTTATTATTAAAGCAGAGAAAAACATTAGTTCTACTTCAGACACTCCTAGCTTAGAAAAGTTAGCTGAATTAGAAACATCTAAAAGAGCTATTGAGGGTGTTGTATCTAAAACAGGTTCCTTTATGAAAGATAAAGGATTAAGCTCTTTGTTCGGTAAGTGGTCTACTGTGATTATGAAGGGTAAAGACTATTCAGGTGAAGCGTTAGCTGCATTAAGCACCTTGCTTGGTTCTACAAGAGCAATTAACGGTATGTCTATTGATGAAACACAAGATATCCTTGAAGCTAATATCTTTAAAAACTTTGGTAATAAAGAAGAAATGCAGTCTGCTTTTGGTGGAATGACTACCTCAAAAGCTTCTACTATATTAGCTAAGCCAACCGTGGTAAGTGTTATTGATCGTTTAGTACGTCAACGCAGACTTACAGGCTCATTTGATAGGTTAGATATTGATGCAGATTTAGGCCAAGATATTGTTCATAAAGAAGGTATTTTGCTTTATGCTGCAAAGATTGATAACTTAATCAATGACTACAACAGAGCTACCGGTAGTGATCTTTCTGTAGCATCCTTTATTGCTAATAGACCACTAGATAAAACTCTTGTATCTAAAAACTTTAATCAGTTTACTAGAGATATCCAAGATGCGTTTGGTATTAGCCAAGCAGAAGCTTCTATGATGGCACAGTCAGTACTTAACAATGGTGATGTTAATAGCGTAGAAGACTCGATAGATGAATGGCTTAACCCTGATGCTAACCGTATTAAAGGTAAAGCAGAGGTTGAAAAGGCTATTAATAATCCTGAGATTAAAGCTAAGTTTGCTCAGTATATGTCTCAAGACTTGTTAGATAATGCTTATACATTAGCTGCTAAGGGTTCTGCTGTTGCTACTAACAAACAGTTCATTGGTAAAGACGGCTCTAAGTTAGCTACGCTACTACAAGACAGTCTAAACAAAGGTGAGATCACTGAGCAAGAAGCTTCATTCATGGCTAGAGAAATTAAAGACTTTCTAGATATGAGAGCTGGTAAGTACAATCCTATTACTAATGAATATGCTCGTGGTGCATTGAACTTAGTTAACTTCTTATCAACAGTCACTTCACTACCCTTAGCTGCAGTAAGTTCTACAGTAGAATTTGCTCAGGTATATCGTAACTTGAATTCCCCTCAATCGATTAAAGCTACTCGTATCTTACTTAATACTTTTGGTAAAGAGTTTGGTTCGTTGTTTAAAGAGTTAGGCGAATCATTTGGAATGAAAAATTCTACAGCATCTAAGCACCGTAGGGAATTGTCTGAGGCTGGCTTCTTAAGAGAAGGTGGTATTGGTACTCGTAATGATATTCTTTCAGGATACTTTCAAAAGTGGACTGAAGGCTTCTTTAAAGTAACAGGTTTAACTTCTATTACTGCTATTACTCGTCATGCTAAATTATCTATTGCTGCTGATGCTATTAACCATTGGGTTGATGTTGCTCAAGGTAAAGGTACATTTACTCCACAACAAATTCAAGATGCCAAAGAACATTTAATTCGTATTGGTGTTGATTTAGACTTTATGACTAGCATTGATAAAGATACTCCTCAAAATGAGCAGAGAGTACTAGCTAACTTACAGGCTGGTGCATACAACTTTGTTAACGAAGCAGTAGTAGTTCCTTCACAACTTAACAGACCGAAGTTCTATAGTGATCCTTACTTACGACTGTTTACTCAATTCCAAGGTTATACATCTACATTTACAGCTACTACATTACCAAGACTCTTAGGTGACTTGGGTAAGAAAGGTTCTGACGATCAACGTAACGCAGCAGCAACTATCGCTATGATGTTTGCATTGTCTATGTTAGCTTTGTATATTAAAGATATGATCAAGTATAATGAACACCCACCTAAGTGGCTAAAAGAAGATAAAGAATTCCAGCGTTTAATTGGTCAAGTAGGCTTACTTGGCACAGGGCAACGTGTATGGGATAGCGTATCACCAATGTTTGGGGGTGATAAGAAAGCTAATAGTGTGTTAGGGCAAGTGTATAATCAATTGTCTGATCAATCACCTCAGTTAGCTTTTATTAATAAACTCAATGAAGTATTATCTGCTCCAGAAGAGAAACGAATTGAGAAGGGTGCCAGGTTGCTTCCTATTGTTGGAACAAGTCCCGCCTTGGCTAAATATTTACAAAAAGAATTAGGAGAATAATTCGATGGCTATTAACATTCCTTCCAGTGCTGGCGTACCAGAATTAAACCTTGGTAACAAGTTTCTTGAGGATCAAATTAAACAACAGCAACCAGCTGTTCCCTCTTTAAGCGACCAAGTGATGTCTGCTCGTAGAGACAACGCTATGGCTGATATTCCTGAGAATACTCAGTCAACCTCTAGCGCAGGGTATGTACCTGAAATGGGTACTGAGGAAGATTATTCTTCTTTTTCAGCTCCCGGTGTTAAAGCACCTGAATATAACCCATCACCTTTTAGTGATGTAATGGAAGGTATGCCTACTAAGTTAATGGATGCTCGTGGTAATGAGATCACAGATCCAGACACTATTCGTAGCATGTATGAGCAGGAACGTAGTACACAAGCTTCATTGATGAGTCCTCTTAATAAAGATTGGAACACTATCTCTGAGCTTCGTGAAGCGTTCCCTGACGCAGCTAAACCAACACAAGCGGGTACTATTCAACGTGCTTCTAAGATGATTGGCGAAACACTAGCAGATACTACTGTTACCTTACGTGACAGTACATCTCCTACTGCTGTTCAATTGTCAGCTATGACTCGCCTTAAGCAAGGTTTAAACACGTCTACTGCATCTACTGCTAACGTAGTTAACATGGCAGGTATTTTAATTGGCCCTATGTTATCTGGTGCAGCTTCAGCTGGCAATGGCCCTGTAGTAGCTAACGCTGAATCTACCGATGTAGATTACGGCTATGATTCTATTAATGACCTTCTTCGTGATGATGGTGAAGGTTCTGTTGATATGACGGCCATTGAAGGTGGTATGGCAAGAGACTCAGTAGCTAAGTACTACGGTCGTTTAATGAAAAAGCTTGCTCGTGGTTCTGCTGTTGATGAGAACAACCAGCCTATTGATCCTTCAACTATGCCCCAACAAGACATTAGTACAGAGGAAGCTGGTGCTATTGCGCTTCAAGCTGAAATTGATTCAGGTCATTTAGTAGAAGACGTTACAGAAGATGGTGCAGAGATTGTTAGATTAGCTCCCGGTTTTGGCCATGAGCGATACATGACAGCCCGTGCTATGGGTAAAGCTATGAACACGGCTATGTCAGGCCAAAAGCAACGTGTACCCGTAACTTCTAAAGGTGAAATGGTAGGTGCTGCTCGTAACGTTCGTACAGGTGATAAGAAGAAAAACAAATACAAAGCTACACCTGAAATGGCAGAGACCAAGCGAATTGTAGGCTCTGTTTACAAGCACATTGGTGCAGGTAAAGGCTACATTGGTTCTTTATTCTTAAACCGTTTGATGCAGCAATTAGCTGACCCATCTAACTCACAAGGTTTAGATGTACTACATCTCTTTAAGATTAGTCGTAAAGATGCTGATGACGCATTTAACGCTTTTGGTCAAGACTATTTTAAGCCAACATCTAAAATTAAAGTACGTGAACTAACTCCTGAAGCTAAAGCTATTAAAGATAAGGTTACTGACTTAATTAAAGAACGTGATGATCACATTAATGAAATTGCTTTAGGACAACCTTACGTTACTCCTGCATGGGAAGACTATGCTACTCACCGTGTTTACTTAGATCCACGATTTAATTCTCAGCGTAATAAGTATACTCGTGCTGCTGAATCTTTTGTTTCACCTGTGTTTCAAATGGATAAGTCTACTCAATACCATACTCAAGGTATTAACCTAGAAACTGCTAATAACTTTTGGAATCGTATTGGTGATATGGCTAAGGCTAAGAACACTAACTTATCACCTAAAGAATTAGAATTATCTTTCTTAGGTACATTAGGTAGAGTTCTTGATGTAGGCTCTCAAGTAGGTATGAAGACTGAACAGATGTTGTTCCCTGAAATGCTTACCTTAGTTACACCAGCATTTATTCAAGAAGCAGCTTTCATTGGTAGTATCCTTAAGAGCATTGTACCTACAACTAAAGGTGACTTGCTAAACAACATGGCTACTGCTGACTTTACTAAGTTAGACCCATCACAACAAAAAGCTTTGGCTAAGGTAGGTGACTTAGCTACAGGTAAAGGTGACAGAGAAACATGGGGCTATGTATTACAAGCCTACGTAGACGCAGCTGACTATTTAGAAGCTAAACGTAATAACACAGGATTTAATCCTAAAGTTACGGTAGCTATTGACGCTAACTCAGCTGGTTTGATGTTCCTTGCCTCTGATATTGGCAATGAAGATATTTTATCTCGTGTAGGATTGATCTGGGAAAATCTAAGTGATGCTGAATTTCAAGATACAGTACCTGAAGGCGATCCACGTAGATACTTTACTGATGTAGCTAAGGCACAGAGTATTGATACTACATTTGGGCCTGACAATTTAGAAAAGTCTGCTGTTTGGAAAGAAAAGTTAGATAAATTTGGTGGCCTTAACGTTGCAGGAGCAGGTCAATTCAATAAAGAATTTGCTAAGAAAACTCTCTTAACCACTGGCTATGGTAAGGCTTCTGCTTTCCACACCGATGAAGCTCGTGCTTTCTTAAAAGAATATCCTGAGTTTAAACAGGAAATGCTTGAATCAGCAGAGTATAATGGTAACGAGAACTGGTTGGTGTATGATTTAAATAATATCTTAAAGAACACTGTTAAAACAGCGTTGCAAGAGTGGCAGTTCACTACACCTAAAAAGACAGTAGCTACACTTCAAATGTTTGATAGGGTGCCACATCCTATCGGAATGTTTGGTGAAGAATTAAGCTTTGGTCGTTTTGGTTCTATTGAATCGGGTAAATCTGTTGAAATCAAAAACAAAAATAGTAGCAAGGCTCGTAAAATTAACACAAACATTACTGTGTTTGACCCTATGTCTGCAGCTAAAGACAAAGGCACTAAAGATGAATTCGGTAATCCTGTAATTCCAGGCCCAGGTTCAGCAGCTATTAACCAAGTTGGCCCAGCTTTTGGCCAGTATCGTGAGTCAATTATGTTGTCTCTTGCTATTCGACACTTCAACGAAGGTAAACAGCCAGCAGATATGTTACCGTTTACTCCTGTGTTTGATAACTTAATTCTTAATTCTAAGTCTTACCCATTAATGCTATACGCTATCAACAACATTGCTTTACCAAGAGTAATTGAGTGGGATATGGTAGATGCGTTTGTTAAAGACTTTGAAAAGCAATTTGCTGAAGGTGTAACCGAAATACGTAGTCTTGGTGGTGAAGTTTCTATTGGTGATAAGGGTGAATACAAAGGTTTCTTGCAAACACTTGATCGTGAATATTCTTATCTTAAAGGTGATTTATCACTTGAGCAAAAGGAATTTAAAGAATTTTTAAATTCTAATAATTCAGGTTGGAAACCTAAAGATAGCAGACCTGACCAATACTTTATTAAAGATGCTCAATTTATTAATACTGTTAAGCAACTTATGAATTATAAAGGCTTGATCTCTGATTTAAAGAGGTGGAACGGTGTTACAAAAAAGACTGATTATAAAGCAGCTCGTAATCGCGCTAATTCTAAAGTTAAAAAGTTAGCCAATCAAGGTAAAGTTTACAACGTAACTTAAGCAAATAAAAACCCCTATTAGGAATTATCCTAGTAGGGGTTATTTTTTTTAAGCTGTTAATAGCTTGTGTGCTTGCAAGGCAGCACTCCGAAGGGTATCGGCTTCTTCTTTAGCCTCTTCAGGCGTATAATTTCTGTTTGTTTTATCGTTGACTACCGTAGGAAGTCCGTTAATATTTTGTTTGTATATTTCATTAATTACAAACGCATTCATCTCAGGCTTGTACAATAAGTTGTCAGGGATATGTACACCTGATTTAGCCATGTCTTGTTGGAATTCATGATCATCATAGTTATGACCACGTAGTGCTTCCATGTTATAAGATTTCATCATAGACTCCGTTTCAATGTAGCTTTAACTTTCCAGTTAAGCTTAGATAGACCAGCAAGGTAGTCACCAATATAAGTTTCTAAACCACCAACACATTGGCGCCCAGCTTCTTCGTAAACCCATTGACCATTACGGAGTAAAGTAGTGAAGTCATCTGCTAAAGCTTCTAACTGTTTGTTTGGTAGATCAACCACACCAGTTTCTTCATCAATCTCACTTACACTTAGAATACTCTTCAATGTGGTAGGTGCTGGCTTATCTAGCTGTCTAATTTGTTCGCCAAGAGAGTCATGATTCTCGTATAAGTAGTCATAGATCTCATTTAACAAGGCATGGTCTTGAGAGAATGTTTGCCCTTGAACGTTGAAGTGGAAGCCATGAGCCTTGTAATACACTACAAAGTTATCTGCAAACAAACATCGCAGTGCGGATACTAAGGCATCTTTATTTTTTGGTGTCATCTTGTTCTTTCTTTTCTTCGGGTTTATCTTTTTTGCCGAAGATAGCATCCCAGTTGTTTCTTACTTTATCGGCGTCCTCATTACGACGTCCTGAACCTTTACTCATATTAATCCTCTTGATTGAACGTATCCCATGATGACTCATGGATAGGGTCATAAGGTAAATTTAATTCGTAATCTTCAATGGTATCATCCATACTTGTGTCCTTGGTGAGTCATAGTGGATTCGAACCACTGGCCAATACCTTAGAAGGGTATTGCTCTATCCAACTGAGCTAATGACTCTTATTCTGGGGTTGCTGGTGCGTCATCCTTAGATTGCTGTTGTTCTGCTACTTGTGCATTGATACTTTGTAATACCATAAAGGCACCAGTCTTAGTTGGCAATTCGCCTAGAACTTGTTGAATAAAATTGAGTTCTTCGGGGCTGAATTTAATGTTCATGTTGTTTCCTTGTGGTTTAAAAAAATATTTACTGGCACAGCGTGAAGGAATCAAACCTCCGTTAGCAAATTTGGAATCCACAGTCCTGTCACTGAACGAACGCCGCATATTGGTCTGTGTGGGTGGATTTGAACCACCGATTTCCTACTTCCAAGGCAGGTAGATTAACCAGGCTTTCTCACACACAGTTTGTTTGGTGGATTTTCTAGGAGTCGAACCTAGTTGCCCCTAAGGGCTACAGATTTACAGTCTGCTGCAGTCGCCAATGCTGCTCAAAATCCATTTGTTCTTGGCTCCCCAACGTGGGCTTGAACCGCGGACACCAGCATTAACAGTGCTGTGCTCTACCAACTGAGCTATTGGGGAATATGTGAGCATGAGAGGTAACCCATACTCGTTCTTAGTATTTCACCAACGACACCACTCATCAAGTGGATTAGCCACTAAGTTTCTCTTTCCTTTTGGGTTCCGCCAAAGAGCGCTGGCTGGTCTGATTAGGACGCGTATTCGGTGACTCTGTTAGGCTCCCAAATGTAGTAAGTACGCTACATCTGTTGTGTAATCCTCGCTGAGTCGAGCGGAGCTATTTGTTTCCTATTAGGTTCCAGCTAAAAATTTACGAGTATTTTCTAGTGTCATTGCACCTTGGTGGGTACGAATGACACCACCATATTCATCTTCTAAAATAAAGAAAGGTACACTACGAATTTGGTGTTTAACCAAAATTTCTTTATCTTGACCTGCATCAATGTTTTCTAGTGTTGTATTAAAATCACCTTCAAGATCAATGTCTCTAAGAATTTCAGACATAATCCTACAAGGATTACACCAGTCAGTTGATACTTTAATTAGCTTGTTCATTGGTTTCTTTCTAAATACATTACGGACAGTCTCTCGGGCATTTATACGGCTTGCAAACCATTTAGATAAGCCCCGAGAATCATCTTGTAAGAGACCCTCAGGGAATCCTGTTTTAAATTTCGCACCCACCAGCTGTACACGCTAATGTTTGAGCGCCTTCTACATTGTCACGGTCTTCAATGAAGAGTTCCCAGTCAATAGAAGGAAGAGTATCGAGTAAACGCTTATAAGTGGAGCTATCAGTGTTTTCGTAGGGAGCTTGGCGATAAGTACCACCATCGTCAGGTAGAAAAGAGATACCAGTACACTCGTCAAAGTGTTCGTATACCCATGCACCAACCATAGGCCACTCATGTTCTTTAACAGAGATAGTTACAGATGGTTTATGTTCACACCAGTGACGTTGATAAGCTAACCAGATTTCAAGATGTTGAATAGCAGTTAAGTCTTCACGAGTAAATCCGGGTGAACGCATAGGGAAGCTAAACACAGATGTCTGGTCTGGCTTCATTACGCAGTCTTCATTAGGAATACCTTGAGAGATCAAGAACTGAGTTAATGGATCTTTCTTATCTTGACGAATACGGCGAATGTAGTATGGAGCATGTCCAGCATGGATGCCACTAGATGTTAATGTCAGCTGAGACACTGTACCTTCTGGCTTAACACAAGTAATAGCTGCTGATTCAGGTACACCTAAGATAGCTGCCCATTCTTTGTTAGTCTCACGAGCTACATCACGGAGAATTGTTAGAGTACTCTCTAGAGTATTCATATCACGAAGCATAGCGTTATCTAAGATACCTGTCATAGACACACCTAGTAGACGCTCTTGTTCTGTGTTTTGTTTCCATACATCACGTAGGTAAGGGAAGTCAGTTAGGGTAGACTGCATAGTACCCATGATAGTAGCAAAGCGAACTTTTAATTTGAGAGATTCAAGGGTATCTTGAGGGTCAATCACAACAGTAGAAAGATTACAGAACTGATAAGGCTTTAAAATAATCTCTGAGCAAGGGTTAGTACCGTATTGAACGTCTTTTGCTCGGCGACCCCACTTAGCAGCCATAATCTGTGATGCTTCACGGTTGAAAATACCTCGTTCACCTGAATGGCTGTTATAAATATCTAACCATTCCTTCATGAACTCACCAACAGAAGGTTTACATTGGTATACTGCTGAGTTATTAGCTAAAGCACGTTCACCATGATTTTCCCACCAAGCACCTGCCTTAGCAGTAGCATGGCTAGTATCTGATAAGTCACCTAAGCTAATCATAGCTGAACGGCGTACACCACCTACTACTACTACCTCACCGATCTTACACATGATATCATGAGCTTCAATGTTACTTAGCTTACGACCTTTAGCATCTGTAAACTTTTTAACAGTATAGTTAAACAAAGATACTAATGGGTCAGGGCCACTAGCACGACCACCAAAGACTTTTAGTGGAGCACCTGCTGGACGTACTAAAGATACATCCCATGTAGGAATAATACCTTTGTATAGACAAGATACTAACTCTTGGAAAGCATAACACCAACCTTCTTTGCTGTCTTCTACAACGATTACGTGTTCTGACTGATGGAGTTGGGGAACAACAGGTAGTTGTTGTGTATATTGGTTTTCACAAGAAAAACCTACACCAGTACCGCATAGTAAAATGTACATTGCTTCATCGAAACAACGAGGATGGTCTACAGGTAGGTAGCTACAGTTATAAGCAGCTACGTGAGTCCTGCGGAGTGCCTCACCTGCAGTCATAATTGAGCGCATTGAAGGTAGGGTATTAAGAGATTTAATTTCTTTGTTTAACATACCCCAGATGCTGTCGTTGGTACTTACTTTATCTGATAATTGTTCTTTAAAAAAGTCAGTCCAACGGTCTGCTGTTTCACCCCAGTTTTCACGGCGCTTTTTCTCAGGGAGATAGCGAGCGTAACGGGATTTGGCGATAAGTTCTTGATATGAGTTCATGGAGTCCTTGTTGTGTTGTTATTGTTTGGTATTAGGTACCGACTAGTTATGTATCCATAACCAAAGGATTACTAGGGTTAGTATAGGTATTAGCAAAAGAAATACTTTGAGTTATAAACTTCTTGGAGGTCTAAGTTTCCTGTTTCAGGTTGAGGGAAAGTGAATGATTCTTTATTCTCCATAAGAGTATCTTGTAGAGTGTTAAAGAAGTTCTCTGTATCATACTGAGCAATGAAGTTCATCTTAGTTACTTCTTGTAGAAAATCCACTTCACTAGCGTGGGTACTAAACGAATCATGGACAGCACCAAAGCTACCGTTGAACCCAACAATAGTATTAGCCATGTGAGCAGCATCATAAGAATGAACCACGTTAGGGCTAATGCCCGAAGCAAAACTCCTACGGCATGGTACTTTATCGCCAGTTTCTTTATTGAGGACATCCACTTTAATAACGTGCATAATACGACCATCTTTATTTCCCGTAATACCTCGAATTGTACCTCGCTGTTTGCGTTCGTGCTGAAGATAAGCTTTGTAAACCACAGGGAAGCCACTAGGAGTATGCCAAGTAAGGTTATTTCTATTACAGTTGAGTTCATGTTCTGCAATCTTTTGAAGATATTTAGTTGTTTTAAGTGGACCAGCACATACAGAGTTAATTGCCTTAATTAAGTTACTTGCAAGAGTATCACACTGATCTTGGTCAATGTTATACTTCACAGTAAAACCCTCTACGTGGCAATCATCATACATGTTCTTGGCGATACGTTGTTTACCTGCTGAGTAAGCACGAGTCATAGAACCTCGTTTAGCAATACCCTTACGGATATGCTTCATAGGCATTTGTTTCTCATTAAACCAGTCAGGCATGATAGTGATAAGCTCTTTAGCAACAGCTACATAGAAGTCTTTTTGGATAGGAGTAGGTACTAAGGACACTAACGTACCTGCTTGTTTATCCTTAGACATAGCTGCAAGATGTTGCCAGCCGTTATTAGAGCCATCAATAGGGATAGGGAACCCTGACATATATTCTTGTCGTAGAATTTTTGATTGATTGTAGCCTTCAATCTCTAAACAGCAAGCCAAAAAGCTATAAGGCTTTTCAGCTGATTGGTCTAGGATTTTAGAACGAGCAACACTGCCAATGAGTTGTTTGTTGTTACGAACCCACAAAGCACGATCATCTAGTGTCATTTTATCTAGAGAGATAGTATCTAGACCTTCTTCTGCTAAGTATGAAGCATAATCAGTAGTGAATCCCTGTCTTCCAAGCTCATCAATAGTAAATGATTTGTTATAGCAAGCAGCAGTATGAACACATAACCAATAGTAACCTCGTTCAGTAACTTCTTTTTTATTAGCAAATAAAAAGAGACTACGAGCTAAGTCACTACCTTGGAATTCAAGGAATGATTCAGCATAGTAGACTCGTCCACGGTAGTCACATGAAACTTCTTGGTAGAAGGTTTGATCATTAACTAGTCGTGCTTTCTTTAGTACTTGATTGTATTCAAAGTACTTACTTAGCATACGTTGTAGCTTAGGGTCTTTCTTACCCATGAACTTAGTACCGTCTAAGTGGTTAAGCTTCTTGGGTAAGTTAAGGTTTTCATAATGAATATTGTAGACAAAGATTTCACCATCTTCATCAACTAAATCAAGAGTTTCTGAAGGGTAAGTAGCTTCCATAGCCTCTAGCACTGGTAGGTTAAGCTTCCAAGGCTGTTGGCGTAATGTTTCTAAACTCCTGATGAATGGTTTGTCTAGGTACTCATGGAACAATCGACTGTTAGACCAGCCTTTAATGAACGGTTCTTTGGTAAGGTGACTATACAAACCAGTGATAGGTAGTAGTGGTTCAAATGAAGTACCAATTAAAGTGGGTTTAACGTTGTCTGTTTGGTTAACAATCCGTACCATGTATGGAGCCTTACGACCATCATACTCACGGAAGATATCAATTAGACCGTCTTGTAAAAATGTTTCAAGCAGAAGATCTCCAAGCGATAGAGTGGATTTGATATTGTGTTCATCAGTTCCGATAGCTCTTGCAATTCGTTTGCCGATAAGGTCTGAAGCGAAAGTGAGTTTAACAGAGGCGCTATGTGTCGCATTCTTGTTACGGATGCAGTATCGAAGTAGTGTGTCCCATGATTCATTGATAAACCTTTCTAAGTCATATTCCCATGTGGGGTGATGTGCAAGGAGACGAGCACCCTCATTGTAGATCTTATCTGAGTTTAATACTACCTTGGCTACACGTTCAGTAAGATATTGTGTTGGATTCATTTTATTTAATTAGTTCAATTGTATCTACAGAGAATACTAAAGTATCATGAGTGATTTGGTATCGTTCGGCTGCTTCATATGCGTCAGATTCTTTGGTGTATAGCTCTGTAAATTCAGAGTATCCACTAGGCTCTGACCAGTATACTATATAAAACTTTTTATGTGGTTTCATTATTCGAAGTCTACGAAAGAGGTTTGTTTAAGACGACCTGTTTTAGTATCATAAGAAGTACTACCACAGTCACCAGTTTTACCAGTGAATCTACATTTTAGAACACGAAGTTTGATTGTGTTACGGACTTGTTCCATTTCAGCAACCATGTTACGGCAGAAGGCAATGATATCGAATGAAATTTGTTTGATAGAGCCTGAGCCTTTGATGTCATCGATAGAGGGCATGTGACCTTCCTCGAATGGCTTCTCACCTTTGCGTAAGTGAGATACAACACCTAACCAGATGTTATGTTTCTTAGTGATCTTCAGTAGGTCAGACATGAAAGAATCAACTGCTTCGTTGCCTGTTTTACCTTTAGCACCTTCAGATACAGCAATAGTGATGTGATCAAGGATGATGTATTTACAACCCATTAAGGCTAAGTGCTCTAGCTTATCAATGAGAGACTCATCACCTACAGAACCTTGGTGATCTAGTAGTACTAGACGTTCATCGCCGAACACTTGCTCATAAGCAGCACGTTGTTCTGCTTCTGGTACATCATTGTTGTTGAGTGTTTTTTGGAGTTGCATACCAATAAACTTCTCAGCGGTGTCACCAATGGATTCTTCAAGTGAGACCATACCTACCATGTCTTGAGTCTTGTTTAAAATTTCTAGAACAATCTCTTTAATAACAGTAGATTTACCTGAACCTGTACCTGAAGTGAACAAAACAATTTCACCCAAGCGCATACCAAAGAGTTTGTCGTTAAGGGAGTTAAGGCAGTTTGGATAGGGTAGGGATGTAATGTTTTGTTTGAGCTTAAATTGGTCCCATACTGCCTCACCTTTGACTACATCTGAGGGGCTATAAGCTGCTGCGTTAAAGATACAATTCATTAAAACAGTAGAACCTTGTTTGACTAGTACATCACAAGGATCTTTCTCAGGTAGTGTAGCGATCTTTACTTTATCATAGCCGATAATCTTAGCAGCAGCTTGAGTAGCTTTCTGACCGGGTTTATCGTTATCAAACATCAATACGACTTCATCGAAGCTACGTAACCATTCACGTTGCTCAAGAATCATTGTGGTAGCTGAGGCAGAAGGTAATGCTACTGCTGGATAAAATCGTTGATACTTCTCGTATTGGGCTTGTGCCACAGCGAGCGCATCAAGTTCTCCTTCACATATGACGATTCGTTTTCCACCAGTAGCTGTTGCTTGTCCAAAGAGTTGTACGCCTTTAAACTCACCGTGGATGACAAATGACTTAGGTAGCTTTCGTTCTTTGTAAGCCACGACCACTCCATCTTTAGTATAAGGATAGAAATGGCTAGCCATAGTGCCATCTTCAGCATACGAAACTTTAACTCCGTAGTAAGCTGATACCACTTTAGTGATACCTCGTTCTTGAAATCCTCGTGTGTCATAGCTATTAATCTCCGATAGTGTGTGCATGTTGTAGTCTTCAGTGTGATATTCAGTTGGTGTATATGTTGGGTCGATTGGAGATGACTTTTGGCAGCTAAAGCAGAAGCCATGTGTGTCATCTTCTTTATAGCTAAATGCATCGGATGATGAACATTTAAGACACGGTGCGTGGATCCATCGTGACATAGGTTAATTCCAGTCTCGGTCTTCTTTGAGTTCTCTTAGGCGTTGTCTACGCTCATGAGCTTGTTGTTGAGTTTGTTTTTTCTCTTTGAACTTGTTTTTGAATTCATCCTTTAGTGAGACTTCATCCTCATATTGAAAGTTCTTGATTGGTTTATTTTTCTTACTCATATTGAAATGTATTGTTCTTGTGGGTCTTTTGTTTGCCATTACAACAACGGTAAACATTAGCAGGATCAAAACCAGCGTCAATTAATGCTTGCCTTCCTTTATAAGATGTAGCGCATTTAAGTGACAAGTTAATACCAACGATACGATATTTTGTATTGTTCTTTTTAGCTGCTTTACCAATTAAAGCTTTAGTTACTTCAGAGTGCTTATTACCTTCATTGTATTTATTACCTATAGATCTATTGCTTAGCTCATCTTTAAAGGATTGGTTATGCTTTGGCCCCATAAGTTTTTGTTTATGCTCTTCAGACAACTGTTCTTTAGCAATGAATTTAATATTACCAATGGCCTGATTAATATAAATACGTTCTCCTGCTTCATTAACAGCATGTAATACTCTAGCAGCCCATTGTAGTTCTACTTCAGCAGATACTACACCAGCTCTGGTATCAAACAATTGTATGATTTCAAACGTAAAGTAATCTAATCCGTACTTCTTAATAGCTTCTTTCACATAAGTAGAGGATGTTTTGTAGGTAGCCCAATCAGATTCTTTTTGTTTTGTTTTCTTACCAAAGTTAGTGTAAAAGAATTTACGGCCTATATATTTCTTTGAGTATTCAGGGTGTGTACAAGTAACTAAGTATACAAACCCAAATTTATTGTTCGGTGTCTGAAACAGTTGTTCCTGATACATCCACGGTGTTAGAGGTTTCTTCGTTGCCATTATTATTCCAAGTTAAACGTTCTTTTAATTCTTCAAAATCAAGTGGTCGTAGGTCATCAAGACGTTCTCTCATGTAGATACAGTTAGCACACTTAAGAAAGTTATTATGCCAAGTTTCTGGTTGTTTAGCTTTCCAAAGATCAATAACCTTAGACCACAGTAGATTATTAGGTGTGTCTTTAGTAAGTTTGATAGCTGTCTTTTCACCTACACCACGTAGTCCTTGTATGTTATCGGTAGCATCTCCTGTTAAGACCTGCATCATTAAGAAGCGGTAAGCTTCTGAATCATCCATGAAGTAAAACTCTTTTTTACGAAAGTTGTAGTGCCAACCGGGAATACAGTTAAGGTCTTTATCGATATGAGCTACTACATACGGTCGATCTTCATCTAAAGCTTTCTTAGCGTAGATAGAACAGTAGTCATCTGCTTCACCATCGTCACCTTTAGTACAGAACTCTTGAGCATACTCGTATAGTTTCTCGATACGCTCTTTGATCTCTGGTTCAATAGTATCTTTACGGGTGTTCTTATATTCAGGGTCACAAAGGTACCTGAAGTTGTTAGAACCTTTCATAAAGATAAGAGCATTGCTAGAGTCAGTAGTCTCAATAATTTCTTTAATAAAATTATCAAGAGACTTCTTAGCTAATGCTGGTGAAGGAGTAGTGAAGGCGATCTGGTAGATAATACTATCTACGTCAATGATTACCTCATCAAAGTTACGTTCAGTCATCCGATTGTACCCATTTACTTAGTACGTTGAACACTGTGCCTGTTGATTCAGCTCCTACTACTATTGCACCAGCGATAGTGGTTCCTAAGAAACCAATGATAATAAATGGAGAAAGTAGTGTAGCTACTACTGTCCACACTAAATACTTAATGAACTTCTGCATATGTTTTTCCTGTGTGAGCGTCACCGCCCATGCAATTAATACCAAACCATTTAGGCGCTTCAGTGAACGCTTCAATAGATAACTCTTTTACTTCCTGCTCAAAGTCTTCAGGAACCACGATTGCAAATTCATCATGGTAATGCAAAGCAAAGTAGTGAGGAATTCTACGCTTACGCATCTCATCCTGCATATATACTGCTGCAGCTTTACATGTGATTCCTTCTGCTGTTTGTAGTACATAGTTTAATACTTGATGGCCTGATCCGACAAAGACGATGCGTCCGTCAAGGCCACGGACCCACCCGTTTCCTTTACCAAAGGCTTGTTCTGTTCTTTCGAACTGACCTGTGAGCTTGTCTCGCAGTTCCTTGAGTCCCGGAATTGAGTTTTCAAACTTTCCAATAGCCTCTTGTCCCACTTTAGCATCTCTTTTTCCTGTGAGAATGAGTCCCAGTTTACCAGCACCACCGCCAAATAAGAAAGCATAAAGAAAAGGTTTAGCGAGCTTACGGCTAGTACCAAGAGCAGTAGCATTTCGTTGATGTACATCTCCATTGATTACCTCATTAGTAAAATCATCGTTATTAATATAGTGACAAAGACCACGCATTTGGTTACCAGCAGAGTCAGCCCCGACAATGATTGTTCCAGGCTCACACTGCAATAATCCACGCATCTCTTTGCCATAAACAGCGTCAACGCTAGGTAGATTAGCAATAACCTCGTGGCGACACCTAAAGGTAGGAGTACCAATAGTCCACATACGACCATGAAGACGGTGGTCTGGGTGTTCTGCTGCTTCACGAATCCATCCTTCTAGAATACCTTTACGTGCTCGTAAGGTATAGTATTCACTGATTAAAGGGGCAGCACCACCAAGAGACTCTAAGGAAGTATCAGTAATCTTTGGTGACTTGTTGACGAATTTACCATTGATCTTTTCAACGTTCCATTCATCAGGTACCCATCCGATAGAGTATAAGTAGTCTTTTACGACTTCAATACTACCAACTTTTCCTTGCTCAAAGTTGATACGGCAATACGGCCCGGTAATAGGTCGATCTTCACGTCCGGACTCTTGAGTATAGCCAAAGTGTTTGACGGTAGCCACGGTGTAACAACCATCTTTACGCCAAGCAGGTTCTTTGAATTCATCTGGTTTATCTTTTTTAATACAGCGTAGACCAATCAAAGGCTCTAATACACCTTCAATACGGTCCATCTCGTTGTTCATACGTGTCAGTAACGTTTGAGCACCAGCCATATCAAAGACCCAACCCTTATTACGGATGTCAGCCTCGATAGCAGCAAAGCGATTCTCTACATCAAGACCCTTAGCGTACAATGGGAATTTACCGATGATTTTCTTAGCTTCTTCTACTAAGACCTTATATACCTTAACGTTTAGTTCAACGTCACGGATACAGTAAGTAAGCATTTCTTGGGTGAATCCACCTTCCCAATCATTGAACTCTAACTTAGGGAATCCAAGCTTAGAACCCCAACCTTCAAGACCATGCTTATGATCTCGTTTGAACTGGTTTGTTTGAGACATGATCCATGTATCAATTACTTTTACTGACTCAGGAGGTGACCAGCCAGTAAGGTGCTTAAGTACAACCAAGTCATAACCAATAAAGTTGTGACCATAAATAATATCGGCAGTACCAATAAAATGTAAACCATCATCCAAAGAAGGTAAGTTAGGGTCATAGTCAGAAAAAGAGTGTACTTCTCCGGTGTCTGAGTTGATAGCAACCATACACCAGATTTTATTTACATGCGGCATTAGGCCATTGGTTTCAATGTCTACGCATAGTCGGAGTTTAGTCATAAGAGTTTATCTGCATACATTACTGTGTAAAAATGTTCAAGCACACGAGCTTCTACTTCGCATGGGTCAAAGAAGTACGATTCACGAGATGATTCTTTGTCGTATAAACATTTAGGGACTTTAAAACCATCACGACCAGTTAAATACTGGCATACATGAACGAATTCATGACACATGATGTATAAGAATAGTTGTTTAGTGAAGAAGTTATTTTCCCATTCACTTAAGAATGGATCACGGATCTGTACTAGTACACGTCCATTATCATCTTCCCCATGAATAGTCATTCCCATTTCTTCGTTATCATCTGCGTATTCAATACAGGCAACACTAATTTTATAATCTTTTTCTTTTAGCTTTACATTAAATCGCTTGCAATAGTCATCAAGGATATTATAAAACACCTTAGCAATATCTTCTTCGCTAGCAGGTAAACAAGCTATTTCTATCTTTACAGTAGGGAATCGTTTATCCTTCCGCATTTGCTTTACTCCATGTTACGTTGGGAGAGCCTAACTCAGTTAGTTCTTCTGCCATTTGCATTAAGATTTCATTTAACCCTTCAATACTTTCTTGCTGTTCTTTGATTTGGTACTGTAAGTACACAATGTAGAACAGTGAGCCTAATAGTAAAAAGTTTGTCCAGCCTTCTGTTAACATTAAATTAATCCTGATTTAGCTAACCAAGCAGGGTCAGCAAGATTGTTTTGAGGTAGTGTTTGGTTGACACCTACACCTACTTTGGATAAGAATTTTACACCTTCCATGCATTTATAGGTATCTCGGAATACTACTCGTTTAATTCCCACACTAAAAATAAGTTTAGCACAATCAATACAAGGAGAGAGGGTGCAATACAGAGTAGACCCAACAGTATTGCTGTTTGAACGTGCCACCTTTGCAATAGCTTGGGCTTCAGCATGGAGTACAATGTTTGTTTGAGTGTCATTGTTAGTTTTTGGAGGTGTTCCATTATATGAGAATGAAATAATGTTATCGTCTTTGACAATTAAAGCACCGACTTTGCGGTCTTCAGCGTAAGATTGTTGAGCAATTAAGTCAGCAACTTTTAAATAAAACAGGTCCCAGTCGAGTTGTGATTTCATACGTATTCCTGATAGTTTTCTTCGTATTCGCGGTCTATTGTAGAAAGTTTTTCTAATACTTCTACAAGCATTTCATCTTGAAACACATTAGTTGGACGTTCAAAAAGCAGAGTAATTTTTACGTAGTCTTGATCGTTTTCAATAATCATTTAAGTACTCCATGTTCTTTATCCCATTTGTTGTAATTCATTAGCTTATGATCGTAAGCACGAGCAATATTAGTTCGATCTAATTCCCATTGTGCTGACAATAGGTTAAGCATACATTGTAGCTGTCCAATTTCTTCTTCAAGGTGGCATTTGTTTGTTATACCTGTTTCAGGATGTGGATGGTTTAAAGTAAACCGAAAAACTTTGCTGATAGCTTGGATTACTTCAGCACATTCTTCTTGGGCTGCTACTGGGATTAGATTCATTCTTCGATGTCCTCAATGTTTACGATTTGATATGATTCATTCTTGTTTAGTTCTGCTGACATAGAGTCAATTAAGTATTTGACTTCGTCCTCAGTGGATTCTGTTAAGAAGTATACTACTGTTGCTACTGTTTGCTTTTTCATGGTTTGTTCTCTATAAGGTACCGACTAGGTTTTAAGGTTCAATTCTATCTTCAGCTATAGCATAATAGTTATGGATTAATCGGGCTGCTTCGGCATGTTGTGCTAAAGCTATACGTTCTTTAGCTGGTTCATTAAAAAAGAATACATTACTAGTGTCTGACTCAAGATAGTTAATGAAGGACTTGTATACCTCACGAAGTTCTTGTTGAACAACGTTGTCTACATCCATCTCAATAACATATTTCATTTGAAAGCTTCCTCAGATGTTTTAAAGATAAAAGTATCAACAAGTAGTTTACCATCACTATTGAATCCATTTAAAGGCACTACATAGTATCGTACAGTTGTATAAAGGATATCTTTTTCTGCACCAACAGGCATACCTATTTGAATAATAGGTTGAATGCTTTTAACTTTCATTTGGGTTACTGTATCTTTATCACGTACATATACAGTATCGCCTACATTGTATTTGTGTTCAAATGATGTTGTCATTAGTCTTTCCTTAGTGAATAAAAAACCCTCCGAAGAGGGTTGTGTTTAGGTTTCTTGTAGGTATTGAATTGCTTTTATTAGGGTTAGCTTATTGTCTTTAAATAAACCTAAAGCAATATTACATCCGTTACAAAGGATACCTCTTACATGGCCATTTGAGTGGCAATGATCTATCACGGCACCATTTAGTTGTCTGGTTCCTACACCGAACAATACTTTTGTTTCACATATAGCACAACAATTGTCTTGTTGTTCTAACATTATTTCTCTTTCAGGTGTAGTTATTTTGTAGTTAATCCAATTATGATGGCAAGAAAAGCAGCGTTGTCTATACTGTACTTTTCCTGTTTCACTTTTGTATTTACGTTTTATAGCTTCATTACATCCATCTGATAGACATTTTCCTATTAATTCTGTAAACATATTACTCCTGTTAGTATTAAGTTGGAAAGCCTATTCATAAACAGGTATGAAAGAGTAGCGAACTTTTTCAGCTTTTCCTATTAGGTACCAACTAGATTTGTGCTCATATTATAATACATATGGCTGTCTTTTGCTTTCAAATTAATAAGTAATTGTGTTTCAAGTTCTAACATTTCTCTGTCAGAGCCATATGCTAAAATTACTCTTTTGAAGAGGCCTGGACATTCGTTGTAGTCTTGCATAAAGCTTGTACTGCTTGCGACATATCTATCATTAGTTGTTCCCTTGTGTTTTCCGATATATTTCTTTTCTGTTGCGGTGGAGTACCAAAGATAAACAAATGACTCACCGCTGTTGCTGTAGGCGTTAGTCTTGGTAGGGACTTCTTCATGATACTCTCCCTTGATATGGTCTTGCCATATTTCTTTTACATAAGCAACCATAGGTTTTCCCTTAGGTGCTCGCCACATTACTACAAATGAAGGACTACTCTCGTTTTCACAGAGGTATTCATAGACCCATTTATTATGGAGTCCTGTATACTCAGTGTCACCGATAGTAACTTTCACCATAGACTTACCTGAGTCGGAGGTATATTCTTCGACTTCATCTACAGTACATTCATAGATATCGAAGAGTTTGTCTGTACCTGCAACCCATCGTTTAACTGTCTTTATTAAGTTCATTGTGTTAGCATATATAAGCCTACGTTACCGAGGGCATATCCAAAGTAGGTTATTGACATACCGATATTACCTTTAGTGAATTGTTCTATAGAGATGTATAGATACACTAAGCCAATACCGGCGATTAGCATAGGCGATTCAATTTGCATAGGATTGAGTACGTACTTCTTCGATTTCTTGAATACTTGGTAGTACAGAGAACTCAAATTCAGCTAAGAAGTTGAGTCCTTCGTATACTCGTAGACGATCTTTGAGTATAAGTACTAATCTCACTTGAGTTCGCCTAAGAAGCCAATGATAGTACCGTCACGCTCAAGGATTTCAAGGCAACGTGTATACCATACTACTTTACGGACTTCTTGTAGTTCGTTATCTTTCTTACCCATACGCATGAGGTACTTATAGATTTGGCCTAATAGATGTTTCTTTAAACCTTCTTTACCTAAGATAAATTCCATACATTCAATGTACTGGTAGTTACCTACGATACCTTGATAGTGATCAGGATTGATTTGGTCTTTTACAGTGGTTGTCATAGCGTTATCGATCTCCTTGTTATATGCTTTTGCGAAGGTGTTAGGCCATACTTTTTCTACGAGATATTTATCGTAGAAGTCTGCTTTGTCATCAATACCGAATTCACGTTTATAGTCTGTTGCTTTCCACAGATGTTTGTCATTATCAATATACATCACCATTCTCCATAATTTTTACATCTTCATAAGGGGCTGCTACACGGCGGTAGAATTCAAGTTTAGCACCTTCAAGGGCACCTAACACATCGTTAATACGTTGGTATGATTTACCGTTTAGCATTAGGTACTGTTGGATTACTTGTGTGAATACGAAGTTTAATTCACCTGCATCCATTGGTAATGTTTCTAATTCGGGGATTAGATTTACACGTTTATTAGGGTTGATGTAAGGCATTTGTTTTCTTTAACTATAGAACGATACTCGATACCAGATGATATATACTACAATGATTCCTAGTACTGCGATCATAGATACTCCGCGATGAGTGTGTCACAAGCTTTTTCGACAGTTGAACGCCATTCAGTGACTAATGATTCAAAGAATGGATGGATAATAGAAGCATCAGCTTTGAATGCTACTACGGGTTTACGTAGAACATACGAAGCATAGAATACTTCCATAGCAGTACCATGCTTGGCTACTGTTGGGTTATCGAGGTTGACAAGGATGATGTCAGACTCTTGAATGTCTCGTAGATCTAATTCGAAGATACGTTTCATAGCGCGTTTTTCGAAGTTATGCAGTCTTCGAGTTGGGTCTAATGTGTATACATCATTTTGGTTTAGTTGCCATGTAGCAATGTCACGCCAACCTTTTGCTTCAGTTGATGACACATGCTCCATTGGACCTGCTAAGTAGACTGTTCTTACTGGGTGTGGTTTGTACATTAAAATACCTCTGGTTTAAGTTCTTTAACTTTTTGAGTACACAAGTTATTTAATGTTCTGAAGTCAATCTTAGGATTTTTAAATTCTTTAAGGATGTTCCACATTTCTTCGGTGATCAGATCATAATAGACTGTATGTAATAAACGAGGGATGTATTTAGATGACCAACCTTCCATTTCATTTACGATTTTAGCATGGACTTTATCAACAAGGTGTTTATCAACGAACTTATCAACAATCTTTTCTTCAATGATTTCACCACCGACTAATGGAGCGCCCATTTTTTTGTGGTGACTTTCTTTGAAGGCATTAGTGATTAGTTTAGCCCATGTTTGACGACCATATTTATTTTCATAAGCATAGTTTTTAATAACAATACCTTCACCATTACCTTTACCGTCATCAATTAAGAAGAAGTTACGGTTGAGGCATTCTTGATATGTTTCATAGTTACTGTTTTTGATGATAGCGATAGGTGCAATGTAGTCTACATTTGCTGTATCGAGGATATCTTTGTATTCGTCATAGTGAAGGTACTTTTCAGAGCCACGATTATATACATCAAAGATATAGAACTTACGCCATGCATCTTCACGGTATGTTTTAAGGCTATGGGGTACAAGCCATTCTCCGTAGAAGATTAGGTGAGGGTGTGTTTTGGTAAGTTCGATATGTGCTTTACTGATAGACATTGCATGGTAGAAACCTGCGTTATCTGCTTCAAGAGTTAGATGACGATTACGACTACCTGCTTGGATACAGTCATTTTCATACCAGATGCTACCGTTGGTACCATCAATTTTAGGGAATACATACGAGGTACCTACTTCGATACCATCAGTTTCATCAGTGTGAAGTTTTTCTAGGTGTTGATATTTAATAAACATTAGAGTTCCTTAACGATTTTTAGTACATTAGCAGTAAACCATAAGCCACCTTGTGACTCAGGTCGTTGATGACGTTCTAGGTTATTGATTTCAACCTTACACCATACACGCTCTTTTTCTGATAGATGAGGTGCTTTAGGTTCAGCACATGCATGCCAACCGGGGCGATGAGCATAACCTTTTGTTTTATGATCTTCAGCTTGGTACCATACTCCTGTGGTTAGTTTTTGTTTACGGTTAATAAAGAGTGGTCCATAAGTACCGTCTTTACGTTTACGAAAGAGTTTATAAGCAATCATACTTTTTCTACCTCTGTCCATGCTGCGAAGTGGTATACGTTGTTTTGTTCATCTCTACAATGAGAATACATACCGTCAATATTGTTTAGCTTATATTTTGTTTCTGCTGTACCTTCGAGTGCGTCTGGTGGTATAGATGGTTCTTCTGTTAGCTTAAAATTATCACCACGGTTTAGTTCATACAGTTTCATTTGAATCTTTGTTTAGTTTATCTGCGTAGTGTTGAGCTTCTTTTTCAGTTAAGAATAGAACTGCATCAGCGTAGTTTATTTCTTTACCTGCTACACCGTAGTACATTCGGTCAAGACCTTGTCTACGGAATACTAGGTAGTGTTTTAAGTCAGGTTTCGTCATTTGAGAATTCTTCTAGAAACTTTTGGATGATATAGTCTTTAATACCTTCATCAATTAGTGGAGAGATATCACGGTTAAAATGGTCTAGTAGGAATGACATCTTTTCAATGTAGCATTCAGCAGGAAAGTCAGGTTCATTTTTAAAACCATACGCATCAATAGAACCTAGTTCTTCAGGCGAGTAGTAGATATCACAGAGGAAGGTGATCTTAGTTTCTTCATCAAAGTAGATAAAGTCGTGGTTCATGATGATAACACCTGTACAGTCATGTTGATAGCTTGAACAATCATCATTTGTTCTTGCGGATTAAGTTGAGACCAAGGGCGGCTGTTAGGGAAGTGCTCTTGCATTTTCTTATAGTATAGTTCTATATCACTCATAGTCACCTTCTTCAGTTGCGTAGCCCATGTTATAACCTTTATCAGTCATTTGTTTTATGACGTCATCAGGTAGGGAGAACACACCATCATAGTCAACAAGATTATCATCTTCAAACCACATACGTCCTGCGAGGTCTTCACCTACAGTGTTGTGTTCGAAGTATTTGACGTTAGGTCTCGGTGTATCATAGATAGTAAATTTACTTAACATAGTTCCTCTTTTGCTTTCTTTAGCCAGTAGATCATAGGTTGAGGGTCAGATGCGTGTGTCCATTCATACCACGGGGCTTTGTCATCGTAATCATCTTCATTATCTTCACTACAGGCATAACCTCTTACTTTAGTGATTGGGCATCCTTCACAATTGTTTATATCATACACTTGACATAATGCACATGATGGTGCAGAGGTGTCGAAGGTATTGTCATCTTTATCATAGATGTTATAGTGACCTTTTACTAAGTCATGCTTTTTTAGGTTGTGGTCTTGAAGACCATCCCACTTATTTAGGCAGTGGTCAATTAGCTCAATATTGTTAGTGTATTCAACTTCACAAGCGTTTACTTTGTAGAACTCATCTTTCCAAGTTTCAATAGACATGATTAATCCTGATTTGGGTAAGGTTTATAGATAGTGTTAAGGGTTTCAAAACTACCATCATCAAATTTGTTAATTACAGATGATGTACGAACTCGATCAGAACCCCACGCAGGGTGGTTAACAGTACGTACATGTGCTACTACATGACCGGGGTAGAGGTCTTCATCAAAGTCAGCAATACCTTTGAAGTACACTACAGGTTTAGCTGCATCTTTTGAACGTGAATTTAGTTGTTTTCTGTATGCGAGGGCTGTGCTTAGAGTATCCATATTAATTATCCTTTTTAGTTACTTCTTCAACATAAACTTCACCGGGGTCATACCCGATATCAAGGTAGACTTCATCATAGACTGTTTCTTCGGATACTCCTGTTGTGTAGTATTCTACTGTTGAACCTGAATCATAGTTGATACATACCCAGAAATTTTTCATTTTTTATTTTTAAAAGAGAATGTGTCTAGGAACATAGTACCTTTAACTTGTGGTTGATAGAAGTTAATAGCGTAGTCACTATCAAAAGGACAAGGTACAAGGAACAGATTGAACGTTAATTTTTCTTTACTCATTAGTTTGATTAGGTCTTGTAGGTTACGTTCATCAGTGGTTGTAGCATAGGTGAATGCTGAGGCAGCAAAGAAGTGATAGTCTTTCATGTGTTCTTCTCTTTGCATTTGTCACAGTCGTGGTTAACACAGCCGATCTTTGGCATGTCTTGGTCTTGCTTTGGTTGTGCATCAGGGCATTGCAAACACATTTCACCCATCTCGCATGTTTGCTTGGCTAGTGCTTCTTCTAGGGTTTTGATGCACTGCTTTACATCCGCATAAAAAGACACGTTGTCATAAACTTTGTTCAACACATCAATCGCCAGCTTCATTGCTGCGTTACTCATGCTTCACCTCTTGCGCGAATTCGGTTGGCAATTCCTACTGCGGTTCCGTTTTGTGGAGGCATAGAAGTAAGGGATATGTGATGTTCATATCTACAATCATCAGCCACCTTTGCACACGCCTCACGCTCGGCTTTAATTTCCTGTTCGCGGTACTCTTGCGTGGCAGTACCAAACTGCGTTGGCTGGTTTTCAGGGTCAAGAAACAACTGCATCCAGCGATCACGCTCTGCC